AGTACGGCACATTGTACAAATTTGAAATCACCTTTGCCAATGGCGATTCGGGTGAGTACGCATCCAAAAGTGCGGATCAAACCAAATTCAAAGTGGGTGTGGAAACCGATTACACCATCACATCCAAAGAATTCAAAGACCGCATTTATTACAAGATTGCACCCGTGATGGCACAACCAGGTGCAGCGTTCACGCCAAAGGCAAAGGACCCCGAAACGGACAAACGCATTACCCGTATGAGTGTATTGAAGGTTGCGGGTGATTTGGCCATCAATGGTGACATTCAGTTGAATGAAATCCTTTCTTACGCATTAATCTTTGAACAGTATGTGGTAACTGGCATGGATACTTTGAGCAAGTACAAGGTTGAAACCAAAGTTTCAAAATCTGCGACAAACGGGATCGTTGAGAATTTTAGAAACGAAGCGATTCGTGAAATGGAAAACGATGGATTGCCATTCTGATGAAAAAAATGATTGAACAACTATCGGACACGATGTTGGAAGTAGGGGGTGGCAATTACTGCCCCCTACAATTCCACATTGAATTAAAGGAATTGGCGGATACCATCAAGAACTTTCAGGACCAAGTAAAACCCCTTGCATTGACCGAAGCGGGTAAGTGGCATGGGCAAGTGTACCACGGCTACGAAATCACACGCAAGGCGGGTGGGGGTCGGTATAACTACGACCACATTCCACAAGTGATGGAATTACGGGCAGAGTTAAAGGAACGCGAAAAACTCCACCAACACGCCTACAAACAAATGAACCTTGGTATTTTCTTGAACGAACAAACGGGGGAAGTTTACGAACCCGCCCAGTACCTTCAAAATGAGGACACTATAATGTTAAAAGCGGTAAAATGACAAATCAAAAACCTTGGGACAAAAACAAAACATGCAGATTTTCTTTACGCATGACGGAATGGCAAAAAGCACATTTACATCAAATTGCATTTTTACAAAACAAACCAGTTTCAACAATCGTAATTGATGCGCTAACCCAATACGATTCGGGATTTAATCAAAAAAGGGTTAACCCGTATGAATTAACACGCGAATTAGAATTGTTAATATCATTAATGAATATCGCGGAAAACAATCCTGATCCAGAGCCAAGCGTGGTTATTAGGGATGTCATTCAGTTTATTATTCAAAAATGGGATATTGACATGGAACACCCAGTTACAATCGCCATATGTAATCAACATTACAAGCCGATTCATCCAAAACAACCAACGATGGAGGTAATCAAATGAAACAAGCCATTAGAACGATTTTAATTGTATGGGTGGTGTATGTGTGCATTTCATTCATTTTAGGCGATTACAACGCGTTAAAATGGACACAAGACCAAAGATTGGCAATGGTAATGATTTCCATGATTGTTTATGGAATCACTTATTACATCGAAAAAGAAGAAAACATCTACAAATGAGAAACATCATCATTGTATTTTTAACCATCATCAGCGGTTTGACTTATGGATGGTGCATTGTAAAGTATCCACAGACCGCACAAATCATTGCGGGTGGTATTGGATTCGGATTTCTATTTATAGCAATGGTGGCCTTGTATGAAACAAAAAATGGGGGGCATCGGCATCCCCCCACTAATCCCATGAAATGACAAATAACAAGAACGGATTGTTGCAAAGATAGTTCTTTTTTGTATATTTGTGGTGTTGAAAACGGAATGAGCAGATTCCTATTCAGAAAACCTTATTGCCCCTTTGATTTTGTATCACTGCTCTGATATAATTTCATCGGGGCTTTTTTTATGAAAGAACAAAATGAAGAATTGGGAATGTTTGTGTTCTTCCCTACCGAGTACCTGGAACACATGACTTGCCGTCAAGCGGTATTAATGGGAATGATTATTGGCATGGCAAAAAAGAGCGGTTACGCTTATCCATCCAATAAAACGATTGGAACAATCTTAAACATGACAACAACCACCGTACAACGGGAATTGCAGTTGTTGGAAGAAAAAGGATTTTTAACAAGGCAATTGATTCGAGATGCAAACAAACAAATCATTGCAAGAAGGATTTACCCTACCATCAAAATTGATAGGGGGGTAGCCCCAAATTTGGGGGGAGGGGTAGTATCAGATTTGAGCATACCCTCACCCCAGAATTGCAACAGTAATATAGATAATACTATAAATATAAATAATAAAGATATATACCCGTTTCAACAATTTTGGGAAATGTATTTGAAGAAGGGGGTGCGGTCCAAAGCGGAGGCGGCGTTTGCCAAATTGAAAACCGAAGAAAAGGAATTGTTATTGACCTTCATTCCAAAGTATGTTAAGAATCATCAGGATTCAGACAAAATGGAATTTATTCCGCACTTTTCGACTTTTCTTAATCAAAAGAGGTGGGGCGATGAATTGCCATATGAAATAAAAAATAGCATTGAATTTACACCAAATAAACCGAAAATTGCAACACTATGAACATTGAACGAATGATTTTAAGCAATGTATTGTTTTACAACGATGCAAAACATTTCCTTCCACGCATAAACAAAAATTGGTTTACTGATAAGGTATCGGTGAAACTGATTGAGGTGATGACGGAAATGTATTACAACAACATTGAGATTGATTATGTTAGTTTATCAAAGCACTTTGAACGCAAAGAGGTGATTGAAATAATTCAGTTGCAACAAGAAGCCAGTGGAATCATGGATTTGAAACCACACTTACTGCAATTGGAATACGAATACATCAAACGGCAAGTGGTTGCGGGGGTGTTGGCATTGAACATTGAAAAGGATTTGGAAGGGTTGGTTGGTGACATTCAAAAGGTGTTGGATGAAACCACATTTTCAACACACAAAGAACCATCAAGTATTGTCAAGGTGACAAACAAGGTTGTGGATCAAATTGTGTACAACGCGGAAAAGGGTGGAACATTAACGGGAAAACCAACGGGGTGGCAATTTTTGGATAAGTACATTGGCGGTTACAACGAAGGGGATTTGATTGTAATGGCGGGTAGACCTGGAATGGGTAAAACTGCAATTGCACTTACATTGACCAAAGAGTTTGCACAACGCGGTGGAAAGGCATTATTCATTTCCCTTGAAATGAGCAACGAACAATTGGCCAAAAGATACATTTCATTAATTGGTGATATTGAGAATTGGAAGATTCGCAACGGGGTGTTGAAGTCACATGAGATTGAACAAGTGTGCAATATCGCAAACAACCAACGGATTGAATTTTTTATTGATGACGATGTGGATTCACGAATTGCCCAAATCAAAGCAAAGGCGAAGTTGCACAAATCACGCAAAGGTTTGGACTTGCTTGTGATTGATTACATTCAGTTGATTAAAGGCACAAAGACAAACCGCGAACAAGAAGTTGCAGAGATTTCACGGACATTGAAATTATTAGCAAAGGAACTCAAAATTACGGTGATGATACTTGCACAGTTATCCCGCAAATCCGAAGAACGGGCAGACAAACGCCCCATGTTGAGTGACCTTCGTGAATCAGGTGCAATCGAACAAGATGCGGACATCGTGATGTTCCCATTTAGGCCGATGTATTACGAACAAGATAAACCCGAAGTGGAGGAAGCGGAATTGATTATCGCCAAAAACAGAAACGGCGAATGTGTAACCATCCCAACATATTTTGAAGGTAGGTATACAATTTATCGGGAAAATTTAACACCACGACAATTTTAATAATAAAATAATTATATTTGTAGGGACAAATGAAACAAGAAACAAGAACGGTGGTTATTGAGTTGTTAACGCAATACCCCACATTTAGAGATTCGGACGAACAATTGGTTGCATGGATTTGGGGTTTAGAAATGAACGCCAAGGGTTATTCAACTGGCAATCTTCCAACACAAAAATTCTTACGCATTTTGGCGGATGGGCAATTAACATCAAGTGATTCCATTACACGGATGCGAAGAAAGGCACAAGAAGAACACCCAGAATTGCGTGGTTTGAAATACAACCAACGCCAAGACAGACAATCATCGGTTAAAAAGGATTTGGGCTATGGACAATAAACAACAAACGGCAGTTGATTCTATCATTGAATTTTGCAAACACAAAATGTTTATGGAAGCAAGTGTTCACCAAGTAATCTATTTGTCCCTGATTAAATTTTGTAAAGAACAAGCCAAAGAAATGGAGAAAGAGCAAATTGCCAAAGCGTTTGATGATGGTGATTACAATTACCACTATTCACGCAAAACGGGGGATGATTTTGAAGATGGAAAAGAATACTTTAACGAACTTTACGGATGATTAAAGTACACGATAAGCAATGGTTCATTGACCGAATAGGAAAAAGGATTTACAGAGAAAAAAATGTCTGCAATTGCGAAGTGTGTACCACAGTTCATAAAGAAGGATTAATTATCACCGATGAGCAACACGCCAATTATTTATACGATTGTCAGGAATTAGATTTAATTTATTATGAAAACACCAATAGAAAGATTCGTTGAGTGGTTGGAAGAAAACCACCCCACGGCAGTACCAGGACCCGAAGTGATTCACCACCTGAAACGATTAGAACAAATGGACCAACAAATGGCATACAATGCGGGTTTCACAAAAGCCAAGTCATTGTACCTTGATGCAGAATGAAACATCTTGAAAGCCGTTTACAAATCAACTGCGTGAAGTGGTTTCGGTTGGCATACCGCAAGTGGGCAAACCATTTGATTCATGTTCCCAACGGAGGATCACGCGATTTGCGAACGGCTCAAAGATTAAAAGCCGAAGGAGTATTGCCAGGGGTGGCCGACCTTGTGTTGTTCATCCCTAACAAAACACACCACGGGTTATTCATCGAACTTAAAATCAAACCAAACAAGCAAAGCACACACCAAAAGGACTGGGAAAAGTTAGTCACTGCAATGAATTACCATTATGTGGTTGTATATTCGTTTGACGATTTCAAATTACAAATAGAAGCATACATTGGTAACACTTGAAGCCATAGCGAAAAGGCACAACGAATGGTTGAAGATTGCCAAATACCTTGGTGCAACGGGTGATGAATCGGATGACATGGTACAATCAATGTATCTCAAACTTGCAGAAATACAATTGGCGGAAGGAAATTTCACACGGCTAACAAACCACCACGGAACAATAAACACCATTTATCTTTTCAAGATGCTTCACAATGCGTTTATGGACATCAAACGAAGCCAAAAGAACACAATACCACACCAAGACCATTTTGTCCCCGTAGAAAGCCCCGAAATGGCTGAAATGGCACATTCTGATTTGATGGGTGAGGTGAAGAACGCAATTGATGAACTCCGTGACTATGACCAAATGTTATTGGAACTCCATTTTGTGTATGGGCATAGCATGAGAGAGATAGAAAAACGCACGGGGATTCCAACACATTCGGTGTTCAACTCCATCAAGAACGCAAAACAATTCATAAAACAAAGGACACAAAACAAATACAAGATATATGCAGAAGAAAAAAGACACACGGAAACAGTTTACCGAATCACGACCATCCATCGGACTGGGGGATACGATTCAGAAGGTAACGAAGGCCACGGGGATTGAATTTTTAACCAAGTTTGTGGCAGGGGAAGATTGCGGATGCGATGCCCGTAAACACAAATTGAACAAGATATTCCCAAACCGCAAACCATTGTGCATGACGGAGGGCGAATACGATTGGTTTACACATTTCAAGACCATAAATTCCACCACATTATCACCGATGGAAGCGGACCACCTATCCAAAATGTGGTCAAGGATATTCCAAAGCAAGAGAATTTACAAGCCGTGTACTTGCAACCCAAAGGCATGGCAAACCATGATAAATGAATTGACCCAAGTGTATGAAACTTATCAAGTGCAAGAATGAATGTGAGGTTTGTGACCATTACAAAGTAAGCACAGAAGAAAAAATCAACCCCACTGGACCCCACATCGAATCCAATTTAATTTATATTTGTGATAAGTGCAAAGTTAGGTTTGCGGATCGTGAACGATGGGGCGAATGGTTAAAACAAATTAGGCAATTGAATGAAGCCACATACTAAAATTTACATGAACCATTTCGGGTACGACACATCCGATTTTATTCCATGCGAAGTGTGTGGCTCAAAAGCCGTGGACATAAATCATATTGATTGCCGTGGAATGGGAGGGAGTAAAACAAAAGATACCATTGAGAATCTACAAGCACTTTGTAGGCCATGCCACATCAAGTATGGTGACAAAAAACAATATCGTGATTTTTTAATCATCACACACCAAATAAAAATGAACAAATGATTGAAGCGTACAATATAAACGACATTCATCCCAACGATGCGAATCCTAGGTTCATTAAGGACCACAAGTTTGAACAGTTGGTAAAGTCAATAAGGGAATTCCCCGACATGACGATGGTTCGCCCATTGATTATCAACCAAGACAACATGATTTTGGGTGGAACAATGCGGTACATGGCAATGAAGGAACTCGAATTTGTAACCATCCCATGTCAAAAGGTAGATTGGAGTAAGGAAAAGCAACAAGAATTCATCATCAAAGACAACCTAAATTTTGGGGAATGGGATTGGGATGCACTTGCCAACGATTTTGATGCGGACGATTTAGAAGATTGGGGATTGGAACTGCCAAAAGTTATTGACGAAGTAGAGGATGAACCAAAGATTGATACCCAAAAAATCACATTGGAATACACCCCCGATGAATACAACCAAGT